ATATAGAAAGAGATACAAGAACTATATATCTACCACCGCAATTTCATTTAGGTAGGACATTTATTATTAATGATGGAAATTATTTAAAGAGAAATGTTTGGATTTTAAATTATGCTGGAAATCAATATGAAGTAACTCAAGTTGTACCTAAATTTATAGATAATCAAATTGTTTATTACAAAGCGAACCTATACGTTGTTGGTCCATCAAATAATCCTTTTACTAAAATAATACTACCATCAGAAACATAATCGGAGACAAATATGGCATTATTTAACGCAACAATTACATTTGGACTTCCAGACAATACTGGATCAGATGTATTACAAATACATGAATCAACTTCAAAAAACGGTACTTATTCATTAAAAATAAGCACAGATTATCAGTATGGAATTACTGATTTTTACGCTGTCGAATTAAATGACGCCAGATGGTATAAAATTAGATTCTATAATTCAGAAAGCGAAATATACAGTCCATTTTCAGAGCCAGTTTATGGTGGAACTTGGACAGCAGCAGCTCCGTTTTTAGCCATTTCTAGCTCGTCTGACGGCGCAAACTATGCAACAACTGAAGAAGTATATGAATACGCAAATCTTACAACAGAAGATATTTCTGCAACAAGAGTATCTGCAGCTTTAAAAAGAGCAAGATCATTAATTGATTTAAGAACTTCAGAAATGGATTTTCAAAGATTTAATGATTTTGATGATGATACTGCTCGCCGCAAATACAATGCAACATTAAGAATTATAAAAGAAGCAGAAATTAACTTTGCATTGGCAAGTATTTATCAAAATTTATGCGATGATAGAATCATTGAAAATATGCGCGAAAACTCATCTTCAAAAGTAGGAAGCGTATCAATTGGTGGTGTATCTATTGGTGGAGATGACTTGGCAGATAGAAATGAAAGCCTTGTTTTCTTGAGAGAGCTTTCGGCACGTTATGAAGCGACTGCAGAAAAACTATTGTCTAATTTTGACACTAATAGTGTTAAATTAACAGGTTACGATTTGGCAGTTCGTGTTCCTAAATTTAGATATCCATTTAATGGTTGGGTTTAAAGTGAATCAAATGCGCAATATATTATTAAGAATTCTTGCTACCTTTGCTGCGTCAGGATTGTCTGTAGTTGGTGCTGGAGCAATAGCTGATGTTCCACTATTAAAAGCCGTTTTGATGGCTGGAATTGGTGGAGTTGCTGTTGTAATAGAAGGATTGTCAAGAGCATTTTTAGATGACGGTAAATTAACCGCCGCAGAAATAAATGAAGTTTTTAATAAAGTTGACAAGAAAAAAGCTTAATCAACCCAAGCTCTATTGTGCACAATATTACGAATTTGTAATCTAGAAACATTAAACATGTCCGATAATTCATCTTGTGACATACCAAGTTCATATAATTCTTTAATTAAATGCACTTGATATAAGGATAGTTTGGCATTTCCATTTCTAGATCCTTTTGTTGATCTACCTTTGTTTACACAATCTTGTCTATTTTCACTGGCAGTTCCCTGTTTTAAGTGTTCTGGATTAAAGCATGCAGGAGTATCACAAACATGCATAATAACATTATTTGGTTGAATTGGTCCGACCCAAAATTGATAAGATAATCTATGAACAAAACTTTCACGACCTTTATAACAGAATCTACCATAACCATCTCTATCTTTACGTCTAGACCAGATCCAGCATTGTGTTTCTGGATTAATTGATGCAAACGATTTCATTCTTTCTGGTGTGTTATAATTGGGTCTTCCTCCGGGCATGAATACATTATACCACGACTTGACACCACGGCATAACTCTGCTATTCTATAATTGGATTGATTGGATATCCAAGTATTCGATAAATCCAATATCAATCGATTGATGTTGATTGATATAAAGTCCCTTAACAATCAATCCAAAGGATGCCCCAAATGAAAATTACCGGAACAATTGTCAAGCAACCAATCATTAAAGAAAAGATTATCTTTACATCGATTAAAGAAGATAATGACACTCCAATCCAAGCAGTATTATTTAAAAGTTCGAGACCCGCAAAATTAGCACAAATGCTAACTAATATTAAATTAAATGACAAAGTTACTATAATTGGTAGATTAGAAAAGAATCCAAAAAATAACGAAATGCAGATAGTCATAGACGATATAGACTTTGAGGATACATACGAAATAACTCCAATGCCAGATGAATTTTAGGAGTATATGAAATCAATATTTAATGAGGATCAATTAAAAGCCATTGATCTCTTAGCAAAAGGTGGAAAAACCTATAAAGAAATTGCTGAGCTCTGCAACACTACAGCAGAAACTTTAAGACAATGGCGCAAAGATCCAGACTTTCAAGAAAACGTAAGAAAAACGTGCAAAGAAATATTAAAAGACATGGAACCGACTTTGTATAATCTTGCTTTTCAGAAAGTTATAGAAACTGGTTCTTGGCAGCATATTAAGCTATTATTAGAGAGAATAGAAAGACTTGAAGATATAGCTGAAGGCAGAGGCCAAGATTATAATATAATGTTTAAATGGAAAGAATAGGTAAATAATATGATAGATATTCCTTTAGTATTAATCGATGAAGATACATTGACTTATTACTGCGCTGGATGCCATATGCATACACAAAATATAAATCATGATTGCAAAACAGCAGCAGAAGAAATATACCAAAAAGCTCGTGAAGCGTATGAGGCTTGGGAACAGGAACAACTTCTTTATCCACCACAAAGCTAAATGCAAGTAATTGAATTAGACTACGCTCCCTACGATTATCAATCGGCTATACATTTGGCTGATAATCGTTATAAATTAATAGTGGGTGGTCGACGCGTACGGAAAAAGCAAGATGGCTTTAATGGAATTAATAAAGCATTGCTTAGAAGTACCTAAAGCAAATGCTTGGTGGGTTGCGCCAACAATAAACATGGCTAGAGAAATACGGTTGGGAAGAACTAAAAGAATTTAGAGATGATTTAACGCCAGCAATTGATTCTTTGCATGAGACGTTATTAAAAGTAAAATTTAAAAATGGGTCGTCTTTATCCTTTAAAGGTGCAGACAATGAAAGATCATTACGCGGTAGAGGTTTAACATATCTCGTAATTGATGAAGCGGCGTTTATTGAGCAGGATATTTGGACTAGAGCTTTAAGGCCGGCGTTATCAGATCGTAATGGTAAGGTTCTCCTAATATCTACACCCAATGGTCGCAATTGGTTTTATGACCAGGCGGCAACAGCAAGTAATGATTCAATGTGGCTTTATGATCATTGGCCAACTTGGAAAAACCCGCTCATAACAGAAGACGAATTAAAACAAGCAGCTGCAACTGTATCAGATACAGACTTTAGACAAGAGTATCTTGCTGAGTTTATAACTAAAGAAGGTCTTGTTTATGATAATTTTACAGAAGATAATATTTTAGAAGATGGATCTCCATCAGTTCATGATTGGGATATATATCTTGGCATGGACTTTGGTTACGCTAATCCGACTGCGGTATGTTTTATGGCAGTAAACAATATATTGGAACAGGTAATTCAATTTGATGAATTATATGTTAGTAGAAAAAGTATTGACATAATTGAAGAAATGATAGTAGAAAAATTATTAGAACATAAAATATCACCTCAAAATGTTAAAGGAATCTTTACAGATCCAGCCGGCAACGCCGAAGAACTATCATCGGGTATATCTCCTGTTGATAGTTTAAGAATGAGCGAATATAGATGGAAAGTATATAATAAAGGTAGCCAAATAGCTCCCGGAATAGCATTAGTTCGTTCATTTGTACAGGCTGCTGATGGTTCTCGTAAATTTTACGTTACTAATATATGTAGGGAAACAATAAGATCGCTTAGTGGTTATACGTATACAAAAGAAAGTCAAAGATATCAAACAATTAAAGAAGAAGCGTTAAAAGATGGTCTTCACGACCATATGTGTGACGCAATAAGATATTTCTTTGTTAATTGTTTTGATCAAAATAAGTGGATTGCAGAGGTCCCTGAGCAGTATAATTATGGAGTTGATTTACAATCAAGAGCAAGAGTAGTAATGAAAAGATGCGGAATCTGTAAAGCGTCTTTTCCGAGTAAAACACCTAAAAACCAACCACCCTTTATATGTAGAAAGTGCAACGGAGAACAATAATGCCAACAAATTTTTCAGCGTGGGATACATTGCCCATAGCAGTAACACAAAGAGCTTTTTCTGAAACCTATAATTTAGAAGAAAAAGAAAGAAAAGAAGCCGCTGAATTAAATAAGAGTTATTATTACGGAAAACAAGAAAATGATGTCATTCTTATGAATGATGATGTTAATCCGATTACCATGAATTTGACCAAGCCAATAATGAGCAAAAGGTGTTCGTTGTTATATACACGTCCACTCGTGAGGGAGTGGGATGGGCCGGCCGCATCAATTAATTACGTACAACAAGTCTATAAGGAAAATAAAATAGATAAATTGTTAGGAACAGTTGATTTGTATGCAGAATTAACTGGTAGCGTTCTTGTCCATCCTACTCCCGATCCTGAATTGCCTAGCGGAATTAGATTAGCTTTGTATGATGGAACTGAGTTTTCTTCGGCAGGAAACGATGATGACCCAACAACAGCCGATGCCATAGCCCTTACAAGCATTTTATCTAGACTTGTCGATAGCGCTCCTGTTACGTCGGATGGTCGCAAACAACCACAAATAGAAAAAGTTATTGTTCAACAAATATGGACAAATGATTCAGTAACTTTGTATGAAGGCGACAATGCAGTAGCATCACAACCAAACGATCTTGGCTTTCTGCCGTTTGTTAACTTTCAAGGCGAAGAAGTACACAATGCTTACATTGGTTATCCAATTGCAACAATAGTTCGTAAATTAAATTCACATATCAATCAATTATTGACTCACATTGGTTATACGATTAAAATGCAATCAGGAACACCAATTGTATTTAGTGGATTTAAATCTGGAGAAACTGTTGTAGTTCACCCAGGTAGAGCGGTGAATATACCCGCTGATGCTTCAGCCGATGTATTAAAACTTGATCCAAAAATTGGTGAATCATTAGAATTTATTAAATATCTTGAAGATAGACTATATACAACCTCTAGTGTTCCTAAGATAACAGTAGAAGGTGGAGAAGGTCAATCAGGACGCGAACTTATGGTTCGTTGGTTTCCTTTGTGGAAAGTTTTTCAAGAAAAATCAAATAGATATCAAATATACGAAATGCAATTAGCTAACATGATATTAGCAATTGCGGGATTGCCACCAATTAATGACCTTAAAATAAATTGGCCAGAAGAATCAATTCTTCCATTGTCTGCAGAAGATGATAATCTTGAAAGAGATATTAGATTTAATATTAAATCACCGATTGATGAAATTATGCGTAGAGATCCGCATATGACAGAGATTGATGCTGAAGCAGAATATCTCTTAAATAAATCACAAAATGAAGATTTAAGATAATAAAAATATAATTAAATTAAGAAAGGTAAAAAAATGCCAAGTTTACAAAGAAGAATAAGCACAGCAGTACGTAAAGCGCCAGTAGCAGCAGCTAAAAAATTAGCTACTTCTGCAGTTAAAACAACCGCAAAAGCTACAGCATCTGCAGCCAGAAATGTTTCAAGAACCACCAGTTCAAGAACAATGGCTTCAAGAACAGCAACTTCAAGAACATCCGCATCTTCAAGAGCAGCATCTCAGGTGGCCGCTACAAAAAGTAGAACAGCAAATAGATCTACTTTAGGTCAGTCAAGAACTGGAAGATCTAGATCTACATTTAATTTCTAAAATGGCTGAAATAAAAAGAAAAAATCCAAATCCAATTATTCCACCCGGAGGACAAGTGTAATGGCTGCTGTAATCAGAAAAACACCAGGAACAATTAATAGACCCAGCATGCCTAGTTTTGTTAGCAAGCGTCCTTTAGAAAATGTTTCGATACCTGTCGGACCGACAGCTGCAAAAACAGCGTTTGTTGCAAAAGTGGAAAGAGTTTTAAGTCAGATAAAAGGAACTCAATCAACATCATATAATCAAGCCGATTATCTTACTACAGGAAGTAGAGCATTTCCTGTTACTCAATATACAAAAAGACAAATTAAACCTGTTTTAAATCTTGGTACTGCAATAAGAAAAGGCAGAGAAGCCGCAATTATTAAACCAGGATATACTCGTATATATAAAAAATAAATATTTTATATGATGTAACACTATAAATGTGTTATAATATATTACTATAAATACATGGCTAGATGCCACCTATCATCCCTGGAGGATAAATGAGTGATATAAATTCCCCTGAGAGTTTTGACAAAGATTATGTCAAATCTTTAAGAGAAGAAGCTGCTAAATACAGAACTCAATTAAAAGAAATTAAAACTCAATTAGAAGAATTTAAATCACTTGAATCACAAATAAATTCTGTTCGAATTGAAAATGAATTAGTCAGACGCGGCGTAAATGCTAGTCCTGAATGGATTCAACTCAACGAAGGGCAGTCTCCAGCTCAAGCTGTTGACAATTTTCTGGAAAAATTTCCTCAATTTGTTGTTGGAGTTTCGGAACCCGAAAAGGCAGAGCCAAAAAAGGTTCCAAAAGCAATCTCACCAAATCCAAATAAAGCTGCCAATGTAGGATTAAATCCTGTTGGTCTTTTAGGTACTAGAGCTCTTAATGAAATTAAGCAAGATCCAGTAGCTAGAGGAAGCTTAAGGGATTTGTACAGAGATTTACTTAGAACTTCATCAAATCAAGTAGAGTAAAGGAAAAGAAATGCCTATTTCAAATAGCACAACATTGAATGACCTAGTTGGTCAGATTGTATCAGCAGATGCTCAGTCAGCTGCTTATGCAACAAGAGTTATGCGTCCGCTGGTTCGTGGTTATCAGGTCCCAGCTGGTGCAGGCTCAATCGTAGTACCTCGCTTTCAGAGCGTCTCAGTTGGTTCACTAACTGAAGGTGTCGCTCCTTCAAGCACAACGCTTAACACAGATGGTGTCACATTGACTCCAGTTGAGCGTGGTACATACGTTCAGGTTTCAAAGCGCGCATTGCATGCTGATCCATTCCAGGATCTTGCACCTTATGGTGAGCAGCTTGGTCGTGCGCTTGCACAAGACGAGGATAACCTCATTTTGGCAGACATGAACTTCGATACACACGTTAACGACACAAGCGATGCAATGGATGCTGCGGACTTCCGCACGGCAATTGCTACACTTGAAGCACAAAATGCACCAGGACCGTTCTTTGCGGTCTTCCATCCAAACAGCTGGGCCAAGATGCGCTCTGCTTTCTCGGATGCCGCTGCATATGCAAGCGTTGGTCAGCTTACCGTTGAAGGTTTTGGTCAGGGTTTTACTAACCAGGCTGGATACGTTGGTTCACCATACGGCATTCCTTGCTTCATCACAACAGCCGTTGATGACGATGGTGGTGCAACTCCAACACGTCGTTACAACGTAATGTTTAGCCGTGAAGCACTTGGTGCAGCATGGATCAAGGATATCGGCGTAGATGTTGATGACAATGTCGTTGCACGCGCAATTGACATGATGGCTTGGTACAGCTTTGACTCTGCTAAGCTTGTTGACGCTTACGGCGTAATCATCGAAGACACATTGGCTTAATAGGAGATAAACAATGGCTACTACAAAAACATACGGAAGCCTTATTGGTAAGGCTTTTAACAAGGAAGTCGATTTTGATACCGACACTATTAAGGTAGCTTTGGCAACTTCTTCCTACACACCAAACCAAGATACACACGATTACTGGGACGACGTTGCTTCCTACGAAGTAACAGGAACCGGCTACACCGCTGGCGGAGCTACTCTTGCCAACAAAGCCGTTACCTACACTTCAGGTACTAACGTCACCAAGTTCGATGCTGACGATGTCAGCTGGACTTCTTCAACAATTACTGCTCGTTATGCAGTGATTTACGATGCATCTCCAGCAACCAACGCAGCAAAGCCATTAATTGGCTATGTTGATTTTGGTTCGGATCAATCGTCTTCGAGCGGTACTTTCAGTATTGTTTGGGATGCAGCAGGAATATTTACCACAACTGCAGACTAACATGGATGTAACTATCCAGGCAGGAGTTGTCTCTTTTGTTTTAGGGGGCACAGAGACACTTACGGCAGTCTTCAATAATCATGGTCATATTGAATCGACTCCTCTTGTCTGGATAGTTATCAAATCTGTTACTGATTTACTTAAGAATTCAATAAAGGTTAATGCGCCGAATAAAATCGCATTAACAATTTAATAAGATGTGTACCGGGGGCTTAGGCATGGGGGCTCCCGGTACATTTATTTAGGGGATAATATGTCGTTATACACTGAATGCGTTGCAGATAATGCAGGTGCTTATTTTAAATTAGATGAAATTATTGGCTCAACTCCTGCTGCTGCTCTAGACAGTCTTGGTCTTGGTTTTACTAATATAAACTATCAAGGAAATATTGTCACTGGACAATTACCTTTAGCATATAACGATATAAACAGTAAATCTCCATTATTTGATGGTGTTAATGACAATATAACAATGACCACCCCTGGTTCATACACTGATAATTTTACAGTTGAAGTATGGGCAAAGTTTAATAGCTTTACAAATGAACCCTGTTTATGGAGCGGTTGGAATGCAAATTCCAGCGGTAATTATGGATCTGGCATATATGTAAATAATAGCGGTGTAATACAAGTAGAATTGGCTAGAAATACTTGGAATATCATGGAAGTGCAAGCAAGCACTGCTGTTACACTTCAATTAGGAGTAACATATCATATTGCGCTTACAACTGATAATACGGCTAAATCAGCAAAATTATATATTAATGGTGTACAACAATGGTCTTACACTTATGCAAATAACGTTGGTCTTTTTAATAATGCCAAAACATTTAGAATTGGTTCACGCGGCAGCAATAATTGGATGCAAGGATATCTTGATGAACTTGTAATATATTATGGAGCTGGAATTGCACCAGTACCTCAAGCAAGAATTGCCGTGCACTATGCTGCAGGAGTAATCACATCTATTGCACCTACAGTAACCAGCATACAATCCAATGGTAAATCTGTAATAACTAATGTTATTTCGGAAATGCCAGGCACTCCAAATATTTTAAGACCATATGCGGATAATACAGCCGATTATTCAAGAGTAGCAGGTCAAGGTTGGACTTATACATCAACTACTGGTCAACCGCATTATCGCGCTGTCGATGAAGTCACTTTAGATACAACTGATTATATACAATATTCTGGAACACATAATGATTTAACGTACTGGTTTGTTAGACAAGATTTAACTGCCGCACCGTATGATCCTTTAACTGGCAAAGGACACATTGCAAGATTTGCTTATAAAGGCAACTGGGCTTATTCAAATACTGGAAGTCAACCCTGGGTATTTATTGACATAAGACAATTAAGACCGGGAATGAGTTCTTTGTTTATTGCAACAGTTAATACAAGCAGCTTGAGTACTTCAAGACCATATACCGATACAACTGGTGATCCAACAACTCAAACTGATGGTGATGTAATCATTGTTGAAAAAGAATTGACTGAAGCTGAAGCTGATCTAATTACAGATTATACAAGATTAGTTTTTGTTATGTATCTATATAACGGTTCTGGTTCTGCTGTTAGTGGCAGAGACATGCGCTGGTATTGGATGGAATTGGAAACACCAGAATGGGCTGGTATTGGTGGATTAAGTGAAATAACCAACACGAATGTTAATGGACAATCTGTCACAATAACAACAACTTCTAATGTTGAAATATTGCAGGAAGAAACAAGTATTCATACTTTATGCCCTGGCTTTACAACCGTCATTGCAGAAACACCAATAACCGTCAATGCTATTGTAAGTAATACCGCAGTAAATGGACAAAATGTCGATATATTAATTGATAATTCTATAGCGATTGAAAGCTCTCCTAATCAAATTAATATAATAGGCCATAATATTTCTGTAATTTCTGGAGATAGTTTCCTGACCACACCAGAAGAAGGCGTAATATCTCTTGATGCAAAAGATGCTCAAGTAATTACAAATAGCATATTAAGTGCAACGACAGCCAGCATTTCCCTAGACGCAAAAAACACAAGTTCTAAATATTATGATACAGTCGTTCAACATGCACCAGTTCATTGGTGGAGAATGAATGATCATGGCAATTGGGCTTATGACGCAAATTATCAAGCTACAATAACAGATAGTGGTTCAAGTCCTGTAAATGGAACTTCAAACATTCCTGATGCTGGTTCATTCCAGGCTCCAATACCCGGTGCTTGGTCAAACAATGGTTTTGAATCATTATTGACAGAAGTTTATTCAAATACCGTAATTCGATTCTCATCAAAACCAATTTCTAATAGTGACAATTTAACATTAGAATTTTGGGTTAAATGGGGTTCTGTGGCATTTACAGAACCTTATATTCTTGCAAATAACGTATTTAATGTTGGAACTACAACCGAAGCATACACTGGTATTGGTATAGTCAATGGCGCTTTAGCGTACACCAGAGATTATAAGATTGGTGGAGTATTCTACAATCAAACAACTACCGTTACGGGAGCATTGGCTAGAAATACTTGGCATCATATAGTTCTAACAAAATCTACGACTGGTGGCACCTCAACTTATAGATCATATGTTGATGGACAGGTAACTTCTACTCCAGTAAGTATTGGCGATTGGTTCTATTATGGAAATGACATTGATTATCAATCAATAGTTGGAAGAGTTACTTCCTCAAACGCAGCAAATAATACATTTAGCAGAGGACAATTGTGGATAGACGAGGTTGCTGTTTATGAAACTGCATTATCCGCAAATGAAATACAACAACACTTTAGTGCCGGCACATTAGGACCTCTTAATGCAACAATATCGGCTGAAGTTACAAATATAGAGTTCTTCTGTCCTTTACTTGGAGTCGGAACACAAATTAATCCAAATTCATCAAATATCAATATTCAATTAAGAAATCCAATAGTTGATGCTGGTGGTGGATCACCATTAATTATAACAAATGCTCCAAATATTGTAATTGATGGAAAGGATACAACTCCTACTGGAGTAGCTGATGCAGTCGTAGTTATTCAAAGAACCACTATTGATGTAAATGGCACTAGTGCTAAAATATCAACACGTGAATCAGAATTTAACTTTATATCAAAGTCAGATAATTCTTTGTCTGCAGCTGATGCTGAAGAAATTGCTAATATTAATTTTGGTGGTTTATTATTTAATCAAATTAAAAAAGAAATGTTTAAGATTGGTAATTTGAGTGATTATATTTCTAGATTTGAAATATTTGCCTATTCCGCAGATCAAGATGTATCATCAGCAGTGTCATTATCAAAAGATAATATAACATATAGCAGTAGCATTGTTTTTGAAGAAATTCTACCCAATCAAATTACTGATAATATTTATATTAAATTTGACGTAAATGAATTACAAGAATTGGGAATAGGAACATTTTTAATTAGGGTGGAACAAACAGATGTTAGCTAATCTATATACAAATACTGGTATTCAAGAAGCATCTTGGAACTCAAGAGGCTTAGTACTTCACAATGCGGTAAATAAATCATTAATTAGACAAGATAACGGAACATTATGGGCTGCTGTTCGTGAAGGACATGTAAATCAATATATTAATATTTATAGATCAACTGATAATGGTTTTTCTTGGAATAAAATGTGGTCAGGAACATTTGCCCAAACCGTTTTCAGAACTGGAATATCAGGATTAAATACTAATGGTCCGTGTATGCATCTAACAATTAATGAAGATTTAAATAGATTAATTTTATGGCATTCTTTTTTCCATACTTCAGCTTTATATTATAATATACAGCCATTTACTTTTGATATAACTGATGATGGATTAACCAGAATTGCGACTAGTGGTAGCAATGGACAAGCTGTTGATTATTTAGATCCTGTAATAGGTGCAGATGATTTATGGTTTGATGTTTCATACACAAATGATATTATTTTTCTTACTTATGTAAGTGACGGGTATATCATTGCAAGACCTTTTAGACATACTCTTTTATCTCAATCAGATGGATTAGTAGAAGGAACAGTTAATACTTATTTTAACGTACTTTCTACTTTTGCAAAAGATAATAATACACTTATGATATTAATATTGAATGAAGCTGATTCAAATACGTATGAATTACAATATATTTTATTCAATAGAATATCAGGTACTTTTTCAGATCCTGTAATTATTACATCAAGTCCAGTTACAAGATTTACTGATTTAAATATTGCACAAGATGGGTTTGGAACTATTTGTGCATATTGGACCCAATTAAGTGAGGATGATTTAATTGCTACCGAATATTATTCATTATCTTTTGATAATGGTGAAACTTGGACTGAACCAGAAACATTTGAATTATCATTTGGTCAATATGATTTTGTAGATAATGCTACAAATCAACGTGCTGCAAGAACTGTATTATTGCATGGACTTCAAGGTTTTATGCTTGGTTATACTAGAGGTATAAGCGAACACGCAGAAACTTATGTTAGATTATTGACTTCCACAAATGGACAAGTTGATAGTTATGTATTAGGTGAAGAAAAAATTGCAGTATCTAATGGAGATAAAGATATTGTTGGTCTTAGATTCTTTTTGCCTCCATCAAATTCACCAGTTGATTTAAGTAATCCTGGCGAAGTAAGAGTAGCATTTAGTCAAGGTAGAAGCACCAGCACTGTTCAAGTAGATGCAGAACCATCATATTTTGGGCAAAAATTATTAAGCGATCAAGCATTTGCAGCACCCGAAGCTGAATTTGAGCAAGATTATCCAAATGAAAATGAATTATTAATCAATTTTAATTTATTGGGTTCTACTGACGAGAATGTAGATTATTATGATGAAGGATTGATTGGAAATCTTACTAGTAAATATATTTCAGCTTTTAATAAGTTTGGAACTTCTTGTTCATTAGAAAATTATCTTCCAATACAAAAATCAAAATTGTCTGATAAATCGAGTTATTCAGAACCAGAAAATTATTATGTTAAAG